AGAATATCCGACATTGATAATTTTAAAGCCATACTAAAAATCCTGTATATCTGTTATCAAATGTTTCAATTTGTTTTTAACAAAGTAGTTGAACAACATTTCACGCCCAACTTCTTTTTCTTTATTGAACTCCGAAAGAATAGAATCCTTATATTGTTGAGGAATCATTGAGAGGTCAATCATTTGTTTATTACGGTTAAACCTCAATTTGGTTTCTTCGTCCATATTTTCGGGCTGTTCTGTAAGAGTTTGCATTCTCTTTTTTGTCATTGGTCTTTGGCGCTCACCAAGAGCCAGACAATTATCAGCACTAAGAATATTTGGAACGCCGTCACCGACATCTCCTTTCAGAATATGTTCTTGTAAATATTTATCGGGATTATCATTCCTAATCCAACGCTTAAGCACTGGATTATATTGGTCAACATTTGCGTATTGATGTAACTGAATGAAATCCTTGTCACCAGAAAGAATCAGTATTTTCTCTCCGCCAATATTTAAGTCCATACCGTGTTCATGTACAATTGTTGCAATGATGTCATCAGCCTCGCAACGCTCTACATATATCACTTTATATGGGAAAAATTCTGATAGTTCTTCACGAATTTTATGAATGACATCAAATAATTTACCCCAATCGAGTTCGGAATCATCACGACTCTTTTTGCGATTTGCTTTATAGTAAGGGAAATAATCTCTACGCCATACATCTCTTTGGTCAACACAAATCACAATCTCGCCATAATCTTTAGAAAACTTTTTCCTATTATAGCGAATACTGTTTAAAAACATGTGACGAATGAGATTCTCGTCAAGATCTACATTGTGGTGATTACCAATACTGGCAAATAAAGATGCCAACATCACCTGGTTATAGTCAACTAATATCATAATTTAAGTCCAAAATTTAATTGTTTGTATATTTTAATCCATTTCTGGGTCAATGTCAACCGGTTTCTCAATATTTCTTTTAAAACCACCAGTTACCAAATCTCCATCTTCATTAGGAACTGAAATAGTATTCTGTCTTGCAAAGTCATGCAGAGGGTGGTGAGAATCCATTGAGAGTAAATGAAGTGCTTTAATGCTTTCAAAGACCAAAATCATATTTGGAAAATATTTGTCAATGTTGCTATCAAAATTGCACCCAGCACGGTCCATTTCTCCCAAAACATTTTCCCAAATAATTTGAGCAAGTTCTGTTGAATAACTTTCTTTATATTCAGTTAACCTTTGCTTAACATCTTCCGGAGTTAAGGGAGGATTGTCTAATCTGATATTTGGAAACTGGACTATGTTATCCGGTTTCTTTTTGTCTGACATTCTCTGTCACATTCCTTAGGATAGAGTTCCACATTGTAGTAAACGAAGGGATATTATTCCTTGCTAATGCAAATCTATCCGAATAAGTAAAACCATTAAAATAGTTTGGATCGTTCTTCATAGAATTTAAAACTTGTCTTGCCACTGCAAAAGAATAATTTGCATGTTTTTGTGGATCTTCAATATAATCATACATAATTGTGGCATTTGCTGCGGTTTCTGGTAACGCCGCAAAGTTTGGGTGTATACAAATACACTGGCTCTTAATTGCTTCAATCAATGCAATACAACTTGTTTCTGGCCAAATATTTGGATATAAGAAGATATGTGACTCTTGTAGAGCAGATAATACTTCTTCGTTACTTTTAACGCCGTGGTATGTCATCTGAGGGTGTGCTTCAATATTGGCATATAAACCCTTATATGCTTCATCTCTTGTAGGCCAGCCGTAAATGTCGAACCCTGAGTATACATCTAGATGAATATTATCAAATTCTTTTGTCAATGCATCAAATACTGGGACCAATAATTCCAAACCACGATGTGGAGTTGTATGATAAATGAATCTAATCTTATCAGTCGCCATTTGAACAGGAGCATATTCTTTTTCAATCGCGTTATGAATCACTGAACATTTAGAATATGGAATTCCAAATCGTACGATATATTGGTCTCTTTGCCAAGATGTCACAAAAACAAAATGGTCAAACTTTTCCCAACCACCATCATTCAGTACTCTATTTTCTGGGTCGACCGCAAGGTCATGACACCAAAGAATATTCGGTACATCTTTATATAATTCTCTTGGTCTTGATAAGTGAACAGCAACTTGTGATAAAAGCTCTTTATCTGCATTATCAACAAGGCGTTGCCTCATCATCTCAGTTCCACCATTGGAATTTTTTGACAAATCTGTGTCAATAATTTCGCCTTTATATACTACGCTCATTGTAAAGTTTCTCCAATTTCTGCAACGGCCTTTTCTACCTGGCCTTGTAATTCTTGTCTTAATATACTTAATTCTTCTTCCAATACATGTATTGCTGTATAGTAGTGTCCACCTGCTTGAGCAGGGATTTTAGCTTTAAGGTCATTAATGACCTCACGAATTGCATCGTACTTATCCATTTTATTAATCATCTAATACTCCATATTTTTTGTGCGATTCACGTTCATTGTCAAATATATCATCAAGCGAAAAATTTGATCCTTTTTCTTCCCACCAGGCTTTTAGAAATTCGTAGGAATAAAAGGCCGAACTTGCTTGTTCATTATAATAATATATATTCTTCGAGCGAAAGTCCATTACATTGTGATTGAATAATGGCATTGTAATCACCAATCCAAATCCATGTAAAAGATTATTCTCGGTAGTCACTGGACTTCCTAGTGGCATGCGATAATGAATATCACCTTGGCCAAAATCGTCGAAGTAATATTCTACAATTTTCTTTGCGTATTCGCGTTTCATAATATAACATTGTAATCCATGGTCCCATAATTGTCTTTTCCTAGGAACCATTGGAATATACTCATTATAAACATCGTAGGGATACTCAAAAACATTACACAAATGTAATGCTCCCCAATCCCATTTGTTACACCTTTCGATAAATTCTAGTAGTGTAAAATTCCAATGATCGACTGTTTTATAATCTAAATCATCTTCAAAAAAGATTCCCATTTCTTCATCGGTATTTTCATACCACCATTTAATGGTGAGCATATGCGATGATGTAACACCTTTTGTTGTGGCTTCTGTTACATGGGGATCGCCGATAAATTTTATCGAATCTTCGTTATATCGGTCATAGGAATGTATATTAATATCATCAATACCTAATCGAGCAAACTCATCGCGAGTCCATTGAGCTCTGTCAGTACATTCCTTAAGATTAATTATGTTCGGTTTCGGTATTCCCTTCAGCTTGTTCTTCAGTTCTATCAAGGTTATAATCTTCCTTTAATTCATTATAAATGTCAGTTAATACACTGTGGAAATTACGCACAGAACCATTATTGTGTACTCTATATGTTCTTAAATTTAATTCTTCTTTTAATACATAAGCTTTATCTACTGGTGTTTCAAACCCAATAGCATATTCTTTAATGATATTACCATTAAAATACCTACGACTATCAGTAGAGTAATCGTGACCTTCTCTTGTTAATTGTACTATAACAACATTTTCGGCACCAACCTTTTCGATCACAGGCTCTAATTCTTCAATAAACCCACCATCAGCAATAGCATAATTTACGCCTTCTTGAATCTCTTCAGCAACACGCTGACCAAAGAAGTCTTTACCATAGGTTGGTTTAATAACATTTTCAGAAACATGAATCATGGCTTGACGCCTTGACATATTGTCTAAAGCAAATTCTTCACGCTCTTTAATTTCGCGATTATCATAACCTTCCATAAACCATTCTTCATTGACACCATAATGGTTCATTGTTTCCTTGAATAGCTGCCATTTAAAACTAAGAGCTTTAAACCCGTAATTTTCTTTAAATACATCTGCTGCTTCGTCTTTGCCTGAAGCTGGTGGTCCGTTAAAAATAATTATCATAACTCTTCTCTAAATTGTTGAAATCCATATTTACAAATATAATAGGCGTCTACAATATCTGTAATTGGATTCCATGATTTGTTTATTATACCACAAGCGTCGCGAATGTCAACCCCTGTTTCATCTTCAAACGCCTCAATCATCATTTCTTTATTTGCGTTTCCTTTACCTGTGGCAAATTTTTTAATTACTGTTGGAGCATAAACATCAAAAGGAACTCCTTTTGTATATAATTTATGTTTAAATAAGCCTGCATTTTCAGCAATCTGAAATACACGACCTACAGCTCCAAATGCATATCCTTCTATCCCGACAAAATCACAATCATAAACTTTATCGTCTGCCCAGGAACCTAAAATATTAAATCGATCTTGGTCATTGGCCCAGGCTTCTGGATATAATGTTGACATAAATTGTGTTTTACCACCTTGTAAAAGTAATTTATCACTTTTGACATAATAGTAAAATACACAATTGTCATAATGCCATTCATCACCTTCGTGTGTACAAATAGCTGGACTTGATAAACTGTAGTCCACTCCTGCTGTTTTCATAATATACCTCTATTCACAATGTATAGAGATATTTATTCAATCTGCTCTATAAAAAATATGTGAACCTATATGTCCTACAAAATGAAAACTTGGAGCCCAGGGTGGTTTCACATAATTTGCATGATAATGTGTAGAACCTTCAGTCAAACCTCGGTATAAATCATTATTTAATATTTGATATGCTATTATTAATGATTCAGCCCAAGCATCGGTTTCCATTGGGTCATCTTTAATGCCGTCACAATACCAACTGAATTGACATCGTCCTTTAACTGGAACTTCTCTTCCTCGTTCCAACCACCATTCAGATAATTCAGCTTGATAAATTACACCACATACTGTGTCTGGATATCGTCTATCATTTACACGATTTAAAACAACATCGGCAACTGCAAATTTACCTGCCATATTTTCACTTCGTGCTTCATGATAGATATTTAATG